CCCGACCATCCACAATCACTCCATCATCCCCTAAAACTCCATACTCCTGGTACCACTCTTTCCTTCCATACGCCTTGTAAAAGGCATACTGGATCAACGCATGATGCGTCAAAGCCATCATGGCTCATGACGAAAGGGCCCCCATAGGCTGACCCACCGCGTAATACACCGCATGAGGATCTCGTAATACGAAATCCAAATCGGCCTTTTCCAACACATGTTTACCAGGCGCCACTCGATATGCTCGTTTGACGAGCAGATCCTGCCAATTTCTTGAAAATTGGTCGGAATCGGTCACCTTTCCAGACAGAAGAATCTTTATCAGAATTCTCTGCAAGGAAACAGGTAACCTATCTGTAGCAGCTGACAAATCAAGTGAAGCAAAAGTCTTCTTCTTCGCAGAAGAGGAGTATTTACGCTGGAGTCTCCGAATAGGAGCCATTTGGTCAAAAGTTCCGTCCTGAGGAAGATTCTTCAGGATGTGGAATATCCAATCATGCAATGGCGCCATCACTCACTGCGTCCATGCATCGACCATAGCGAACACCCGGATCTTCCCGGCTGGCTCAGTTTTAAAACCGAGCTTCCCCAGGAAAGCCTCACCACGGGGGTACGGTGCCCATGACCCTTGAGGTCATGAAGGCAACCGAACTCCACCGATGGATCGTGGCTTATCCAGTAGATCGCTATGCGCCAATGACACCATACGCATACGTAAGTAAAGCGCTGGTTTCCCCATTGCTCTTGCAAAGTCCTTAAACGCCTTAGCTAAGTCTTTACTTCACAGATAAGTCCGTGAAGCGAAGATCAAGCTAAAAGCAGAGGAGTTAACCAGTTCTTTCGAACCGGAACACCCCCCTACCGACGTTGTTGGACCAGACTTAAGGATGGGAAACAAAGAAAGAGGGCCCAAATCTGGCAGCTTTCCAACCTGACGAATCAGGGCGGGTTTAAAGACGCTGACTAAGAATCACTCTCATTCCTTTTCAAAGGAATTTAAATTTGGCCCCCTCGAAGTAATGGTCTTTAGGGAAAGCTTTCCCTTCATGTCCAGTACTCGATAGAGACCCAAGAGAGTCATTCAAAGCCTAATAGTCCGGATATCTCTATCCCGACTAATACGTACTCTAACTCCCGCAGGAATGATTAAAGGGACTCCAACTCGATTCCGAGAAGGTCGAACCTTTAATTCCGCCAGATCCACCACCCTAAAACCTCCAACAACCTGTTGGAGCAAGACTTGACTGGCTTTCAGGTATATTACTAGACCTTTAAGCCCACTGTGTCTCGCCATTCTTCAACAGAAGAACGCGAACTTCGCCACCTGCCTTACAGCAGATTTGGAAGACCGAGAGTGGACTGTTCGGATATACTTTAAAAGTATTCCGATCATTCCACGACCACCCTTTCGAGTGATCAGACCATTAATGGTTTTGATCTTCGACTCGATGACTGAAGAGAGCGTTTCGATACGCTCCTTCAGTGCATCTCGCCATCCGAGTCTCTCCTGTCTAACAGGAGATGCCAAGTTAGGGGTCTTAAATCGTGAATTGTTGTTCATGGTTTAATATTCTTACTTGGAGACCCAACGCAACTCCTGAATAAAGGGGGCCGTGCTCAGACTTTCGTCTGAGGATAGCTTTAACCCCAAGGGTGTCAACCCTTTCAGTTTTTGGGATCGGTCTCAGGGAGATTCGCCTATACGGCGCGCTCTCATGCTGACTCGGACCAAGATCTCGCCCACTAATCTCTCTTTCCTCCCAAGGGAGGGGAGTAGGTCCTCGATTAGAGTACCATAGTGGCCTGAGGTCTAATGGACTAGTATGAGGTTTAACCCCCTCATCCTTCCATTCACCTCTGGCTACAATGATCCATCCTACCTCCCTTTCGGGTTGGGGGCTTGGAATCACTGTAGTCAATCTTGGCGCTGGGTTTTACTCTCGGTCCTTGACAAGGGACCGTTGTAACTCACCAGATCAGATGCGCACCCGAAAGGGTTCTCAACTGAGAGGTAAGTCACGGAGCGTTTCACGCTTTGTGAAAATCTCTGCTTGGG